TTCTTAAGTTATTAGCAATAATGCCTGTACCTGTTACTACTGCACCTACTGTAATTCCGTTTGCACTAGTGACAGTTACAGTATTAGTTCCGCCAGTACCTGTACAGGCAGTAGTTGCTGCCGCGCTTGCACCATTGTTAGGGAAATAAATTTGACGTCCTTGGAATTGATTTGATGTAAGAGGAGTTCCAGTCAAAGTCATTGTTAAAGCATAACCTGTAAATGTCACAGGACTTGCCGCAGATCCAACAGTCTGACTCTGCTGAACTTGCCATGTACTGTTAGTGGTTTGTCCTGATCCAGATACAATAACTGTATAAGGAGTTACTGCATTATTAACACCTTGTGTTTGAATATTGCCTAGACCTACAATACACATACCAACTGCTACAGTTCCGTTGCTTATTGGTGTTGCTCCAGTAAGTGTTAGCGTAGTTCCGCTGATATAACCAGTGAATGTTGCACTGATCACACTAGTAGCCGTAGTAGTTGCTCCAGCATCGTTACGACCATAAATGTTACCGTATTCTAATGTACCCATCTGACGTCCACGAACTGTTAACACTGGATAACGATTATTACCACCTGAACTTAGTGTTGCAGTTGGTGCTAAGTTAGGTAATCCATAACTGTATGTGAAACCACGTTGTTCGTCACGCTGACCTTCAACAATAACTGACACACCATAGTGATACATGTCGTTAGTTGTAGGAGTAATAGCATTAATATTACGTTGTTCATAGCGTACTGGCAAGTTACCAGTACGTGCCCATGGAGTAGTTTGGTTAGCTAAATTACCAAATCCAATTTGATGTCCGATAACAGGTTCACCGTTTAACCAAAAGCCCCAACGAACAGCACCAGCACCATACCAAGCAAACTCCATCCAGAACATCTGAATATTATTAAAGTTGATTTGATTAATGTTGGTCATGTCGCCATTCCATTGATCTAGACCAATACGAAGTTCTTGTACAGTTCCGCCTACGTCACTGCGCACAACTGCGTAGATACCGTAAGGGTTCTGTGGATAAGGAACACTTTGTTCAAAAAACACACCGTTAGAGTCATCAAAGAAACCTACACGTTGTATGTTACCAGGAGTAGCTGTAGATAGTTGTACACCAGTGGCCATAAACATGGTCTTGCCTGGTTGATAACGATGATATGGACGGCTTTGACGAATCGTAGCGTCGCCGGCGGCATTGGTAACACGCATACGAACACCACCTGAACTAGGCACTTGCGTAATAGTCGCCGCACCTTGAGTTAGCTGTTCCCAACGCAATGGCTGTGAGCCATATTCAAAGTCTGCTTCATAAACGTTTTGGTGTGCTGTGATTTTCAAACGACCAAGTACATCGCGTACTCTTGCTGGCATCGCACTAGATTCGTGGTAGCCGGTGATTTTATTCATTGACATAGGATTTTCCTTAAGTTCTAGTATTTCATGACATGCGCTAGTACGCCACAATTTATATCCTACAGTTATTTATCGCTTAAATATGATACTATGCTAAACAAAGAACCATTCGAACAACTAATCGCAGAACTTAAAGAAAACGGAAAATATCGTGTGTTTAACGATATTGTGCGTGAAACTGGCAAGTTTCCACAGGCTATTTGGTACGGCCCATATAATATTAAAACTATTGTTAATTGGTGCTCAAACGACTATTTGGGCATGGGTCAAAACAAAGTAGTCTTAGAAGCTATGCACACAGCTTTGGACCATACAGGATCAGGATCAGGCGGCACACGTAACATTGGCGGTACCAGTCACTATCATGTAGCATTAGAACATGAGATTGCTAGTTTACATAAGAAAGAGAAGGCTGTGCTATTCAGTAGTGCTTATGTAGCTAACGAATGGACACTAATTGCTCTAGCCAAGATTATTCCTAATATTGAATTTATCAGCGATAGTAATAATCACAATTCAATCATTGTGGGTATCAGCCATAGTCGTGCAGATAAAGTCGTATTCAAACACAATGACTTAGAAGATCTAGAACAGAAATTAAAAATTAGTTTTGCACAGGGTAAAACTCCTTGTGTAGTGTTTGAAAGTGTCTACTCAATGGATGGAGATGTTGGACACATTGCAGAGATATGTAAACTAGCAGAAAAATACAAGGCTATCACCTATATTGATGAAGTACATGCCGTAGGCCTGTATGGACCGCAAGGTGGTGGCAAGGTAGAAGAACTTGGGCTTGAAGACAAGATTGATATAATCAACGGAACCTTGGGAAAGGCCTTTGGAGTCCAGGGTGGCTACATTGCTTGCGATAAGATTGTAGCCGACGCTATTCGTAGCGTAGCCGCTGGATTCATCTTTACAACATCGATGAGTCCTGTTACTTGTAGTGGTGCGTTAGCCGCTATCAAATGGCTTAGAGATCATAATGAAGTACGTGACAAACATCAAGAACGTGCTAGAAAATTAAAATATAGATTAAAAGCCGCTGGTATTCCTGTAATGGAATGTAGTACAAGTCATATTGTACCTGTACTAGTAGGAGATGCCAAACGTGCTAAAGCTATGAGCGATGCACTACTAAATGATCACAGCATTTATGTACAAGCTATCAACTATCCCACAGTTGATGTAGGAACGGAGCGGTTACGTTTTGCACCTACTCCGTTTCATGATGATGGTATGATTGAAGACTTAGTGATAGGCCTTAAAGATGTGTTTAGCCGTATAAACTAATCAACTGCATAATGCCAAAGAACAATGCGGCCTTAACATGGTCTGCATTGGCTTGTTCTTGTAGTTGCTGTGTAGCAATCATATCTTGCAATACTTCTTTGGCTTCGTCTGCGCTCATTTGTCCTGATGTAACTGCTTGATGAACTTGTAGTGCATAGTTAGCACGTTCAGCCGCCCATTGATCACCGCTTTGTGCTACTTGTTGTAATTGATCGCTCATTAGAATCTCCCTTGATAAATATAGTTGTAGTTCGCGGAAGTGGAATTCCCAACTACTCTAATGCTTTCAAGGAGCAATCAGCATGAATATTTATCAACCTTATACTTACCTAATTAAATTCAAACCTACGGGACAATTTTATTACGGAGCAAGTTATGCCAATAGCGGAAAAAAAGTTGCCAATCCAGAACAATTTTGGAACACATACTTTACATCATCATCATACATAAAAGATTTAGTTAAAGAACACGGAAAAGATGCATTTGAATTTCAAGTGCGTAAAGTGTTTGAACGTGCTGATCAAGCACTAAAATGCGAAAAGAAAGTTCTTACAACATTTGATGCTAAGTTTAATAGTAGCTGGCTTAATAAATCAAATGGGTATGGATCAACAGGATTTACTAAACATACTGAAGAAACTAAAGAAAAGATTTCAAAAGCAAATAAAGGCCGCAAACTTCCTACTAAAACAAAAGAGCATAGAGAAAAATTATCTAATGCTCTTAAAGGTAAGAAAGTGTTGACTCCGGAACATAAAGAAAAACTTCTTAAAGCAAATACTGGCCGTAAAATGCCAGATCATGTAAAAGAAAAATTAATAGCTATAAGCAAAACTAGAATATTTTCTGATGAAGCCAGGAAAAAGATGTCAGATGCCGCTAAAGGAAGAATTCCTTGGAACAAAGGTCTTAAAACTAAAAGTTAAAAGCGCCCTTGAACTGTAGTTGCGATTATGTCAGCTTGTTGTACTATGACTTTCTTCTTCATATCACAATACAATGGGCTAATTGGACCTGACTCGGCCCTAGTTTGAAACTCTTTAATTGTGTTTAACATCACTTGATCTAATAAGGCCATGTCATGTGTGCCTTTGGTGTTGGCATAGATATCATACCATTCAACTTGTAAAAACAAATTGTGCAGTTGTGGTGTTAGATCTGCTGTGCAATCAATATGTCTAGCTGACTGTTGTATGTCTGTTACTATCTTACTTTGATTAGGATCCCAAAAGCTAGGAATGTTATCTTTAATTGTGCTACAACCACTTAGAACTAGTACTGCTATTAACAATAATCTTTTCATTTTTTATGTCCTGATTTCATATTAGCCATCCAGTGTGCTAATTGTGCCGCACGTCCATGATGTCCTTTGGCAAACTTACGTAGACTACTTACACTCGATTTAGTTGGCACGTGATAGCTTTTGCTATCGCCTTTGTCTTCTGGATGACGTCCATCAGCAAAGTTTTCGTGTACTTTATCTAAGAAGGTATCTGCAAACTTTTCGCATCGTGTGCGTAGTTCTTTGTTTTGTGTTTCAACTAGATTGTATTCACGATCGTCTTCTGCGCCATCGTGTTGTGTAGGATCAATATAACCACAATAGACTTTTTGTATTCCATGCTCATTTAATAAGTCAGCACAGCTAGGTCCATCACGCTCATCCATAGGAGTATTACATGGACTTAGTGTTGTTATGATAACACTGCCTTCTGGAATACTGCCGTATTTTTTAATAAAATCTTCTATGACTGCATGTTCTGCATGTATGCGTCCATTCTTACCAGGACGATTAAGACGAGCCATATACTCGCCTTTTAGTGGAAGTAATCCAGCAGCCACCATACCAAAGTCTTTGCCACTACGCTGTCCTTTCTCTACGAGGTCACATAGTTCGGAAAGATATTTGTCCAACTTGTGATAGTTGCGTAGTTCATAGTCGCCACGATGTGGATCTAAACTAATAGAACTATCAGGTGTATCGTGACTGCGGTCAAACTCTTTTAGTCTCATTTTTTACGCTTGCCGTCTTTGGTATACTTACCGCTTTCACGTTTAGCTATAGCAATTGCCGCTTGTTGGGCTCCGCCACCTTCTGACACATCTTGCTTATGTGGTTGTTTGAACACGCTATATATTTTTTGAGTATCAATGCCTTTTATACCATTTGCCTGCAATACATTTGCCACAAATGTTCCGCAATTTTCTGCTCCTACTGAGTTAGTTGTAGGAATCGATACTGGTTTTGATAATGATACAATTTTGATATTTTGTTTAGGAAACTCTGGATCATCAGTTACATCGTTAGTAACATATACATCATTGCCTTTATGTCCACTCATTTGAATTTGTCGTCCATCCTGAGTGATAAATCCCACATGATCATAACTCCAACCTTTAGGTGCTTTATTACTGCGGGCAAAGAATATTTTTTGTGCTGTTGTATTGCTGTTCTTGGAGCTTTCCGCCAGCATCTTTTCTCTAGCGATTTCTTGTTCAGCATATTCGATAAGCTGGCGCATTTCTTCAATGCTTTCACAGTTCCAACGGCGTAGTGCTAGAGCTTTAGGAGTAGGTTTACCATTAGGCTTTTTCATTGGCCCTTTGTTACCACTCATACGAGCACAGAAACTCTTACGGCGTTTAGCGGCTTTGGAGCCTGCCTTTAACTTACTAGGTTTGGTAGTAACGGCAGTTTGTAGTTTACTGCCGGGATGCTCACGACGATAAGAATTAACAGCCTTTTGACTAAGTCCGTTGGTCTTATCGTGATGATTGACTTTTTGCCAATTTTCGTTTTCCCATAGATCGTTTAAACGACCTACGTATTCTTCAAAAAAACTATAATCAAGACTCTTCTTCATAATAAATTCCAGCTAATCCGCACCCTAATCTTGCTAGCCCATAGTAAATGTCTTTACACAGGGCTATAAGGATTTCTTGGACGATCTGTGCCATTATCTTCTGGGTATACTGGATATTTATCAGTATTATCGTCTGGATCAGTCTGCAGATGCGTTAGCACCGCATTTAGCACGTTTAGCATTGGTTAATGCTCCGAAGTCTACAGGCCATTCTTTGCCTGGTTGTAGTTCTACTGCACCTTGTGGGAAAGAAAACTTGATACCTGCGTCCTGTTCAATTGTAGCAACTGGAACACGGAATTTAGTTAGGTCATTGCCTAAGTTTGGATATGGTGCAACGTGTGGGAATCCCCAACCTGCGATTTCTTTAGTAGCATTGTTGATAACAATCTTGTAGAAACCGTGTGGAACAACTACACCTTTACCGATTGTCTTATCGCCAGGACCATATAAGCCGCCCGCAATAACTGTGTAGCTCTGATTTCTCTGGACTGACCATCCGCGGACAGAAGTCTCCAACAATTTCCAAATTCCGCGATTTAAAGAACCTGCTTGTGGTGACATATTTGTCATCAAAAAACTTTCATATTCAACTTGCGGATCCCAACTCAAGTCTCCATCTGGAGCCATGTGTCCTTTATCGTAACCAGTACCAGCATAGTCTTGTGGAACTGCACCATTAGGAATGAACTGATTAGCGGCAAATGCGTTAGTACGTGCTACACAACCTAATGCATTTTGTGGTAACAATTCATACATAACATAATTAGGTAGTTTAGCGGCCGCATCGTATCCTACTAGATATGCCTGTTGGCATAATGGCTGTAGTTGACGTTGTGTTTGTGGAAACCCGTACGGAGCATGTACTTGACACTGTTGTACGGGGAATGGTTGACGTTGTGTCCATGCGAAACTGCTGACAGCAACTAAGGCTAGAACCAAGCCTAGAATAATCTTCTTCATGAGTAGTACTCCTGTTATAAAGTACTACTATTTATAAACTTATCCGAACCAACCTATCTTTTTACCGTTAGCTTTGCGTTCGTCGTATTCTTCTGGTGTTTTAGGATAAGCCATTGCCCACCATGCTACTAGAGCCATAAAGATACCTGTGCAAACTACTGCCTTAACATTATGAGTGGTAAACCACATGATAATCAAACTAGAGTCCATGGTCAACACCATTAGCCAACGTGCTCGAACTGGAAAAACACGCTTCTCTGCCCAGCCGCGAAGAAACGGGCCAAAGATCTTATGATTCATTAGCCAGTTGTGCATACGTTCACTGCCTTTAGCAAAACAATAGGCGGCACCTACTGTAGGAGTGCTCCAAGGAATTCCAGGAGTGACTAGTCCTATATAGGCTAACCCTAGGAGTAAAAATCCTAGGGTACACCATAACACTTTTTTTAATTTAGAAATTGGTTCCATTCTTTATACCTTACGTTTTCGAAGCCTAGCTTCTTACGCTTATTTACAAGTTCATAGAACTCTGGCTTGTAAGGTTTGATCTTTGGTCTCCAACCTTTAGTGCTGTCACTCTTGCTGGCATTACATGGTCCGCAAGCAGTTGTACAGTTTTCCCAAGTACTGGTACCACCCTTTGAAACTGGTTGTACATGGTCTAATGTAGCTTCCTTGCGTTCAATGTGCTTACCACAGTATTGGCATTCACAGTTGTCTCGTAGGTAGACATTACTACGGCTGAAACGAATAGTAACTTTTGGTTTCATGTATTCACGTAGCATCATAACACTAGGTACTGGGGTAGACCAATTGGCTGAATGTACAATCCAATTATCGTGCCAAGCTAGAACATCGGCTTTATCCAAAACCATGTACTTGATAGCGTCTTCCCAAATTATAGTACTCAACGGCATGTATGAAACTGGCAAGCCGTCAGCATTAAGTA